ACTTCACTTAGAGAAATTTCCTTGGGTGGTAATCAATTAGCTGAACTTCCACAAGGGTTTGGAAAAACATGGTCTTCACTTGGAGAAATTTACTTGTCTGGTAATCAATTAACTAATCTTCCACAAGGGTTTGGAGATGCATGGAAATCGCTTACAAGAATTGACTTGGATAGTAATCAATTAAGTCAACTTCCACAAGGGTTTGGAGATACATGGAAATCACTTGACGGAATTTACTTGCATAATAATCAATTAACTCAAGTTCCACAAGGGTTTGGAGATACATGGAATTTACTTACAACAATTTACTTGCATAATAATCAATTAACTAATCTTCCACAAGGGTTTGGGGACGCATGGACTTCACTTAGAGGAATTTACTTGTCTGGTAATCGATTAACTAAACTTCCACAAGAGTTTGGAGATACATGGAAATCACTTAGTAACGGAATTGACTTGAGTACTAATCAATTAACTAATCTTCCACAAGGGTTTGGAGATACATGGAAATCACTTAGAGGAATTGACTTGCGTAATAATGAATTAGCTGAACTTCCACAAGGGTTTGGAGATACATGGAATTTACTTACAACAATTTACTTGCATAATAATCAATTAGCTGAACTTCCACAAGGGTTTGGAGATACATGGAAATCACTTACAAGAATTTCCTTGCGTAATAATCAATTAGCTGAACTTCCGGAAACGGTTAGAAATGCATGGCCTGCAAATGTAATGATTACTATGTAAATCATAATTATAATTTATATTAGGTGGAATTCTTGTTTTTTTAATATTAATATTAAATGTGGAATACACAATACTTTATTTTTTTTTTGACGTTCTAAATAGTTTAGTTGTTCCGTCTGAAAGTGAACATTTTAAAATACTTTTATTTTTCAAATAATTATCACCCCATTTTAGTTTTATCCATTTGAATCGTTTCGGATTCCATTCCCAAAAAATAGTTTCTAAAAAATATATAAGTTTGGTATTCATTTTTTATTAGGATTCTTTTTAAGATGCAAGATAATTCGTACTGTTTAAAAATTTAAAAAAAAAATTGCGGTCAGAATTAATCAAAATAAAAACATAAAATATATAATGGCAAGCGAAGTCAATTCAGATGTTCCATCCGAATCTGCATTAATGGTTTATGCAACATTAAGCAATCCTGAAAAATCAGATCCGACATTGGTGGTAAAAAGCTCTGAAAAAGAAGAACAGAACAACCTTGATAGAATACAAGAAGTCGATGAAAGATCTGATACAAGTCAACAAAGTAGAAGATCTTACAAAAGTGAAAGAAGTAGATCAGAAAGAAGTGAAAGTAGATCTGAAGGAAGTAGAAGAAGCAAATCTGATAGAGAAGACGAATCCGATAAAGAAAGTGATTTTGAAGAAAAAATACACGAACAAGCAAATATAAATAGTTACGGAGATTATTACATAAGGGAAGCAGAATCCCAACGAGATTTGGAAACGGAAACACTTGAAAAACAGTCTTTATTATTAGACCTACAAAGATTAAAAATTCAGGGTATACAGCTTTCAAAAGAATGGACAATTAATGATAAGCTAGAGGACATGACATTAGAAATAAGAAGACATACTCTTCATATGGATGAAGTCGCAAATGTTCAGACTATGCGTGACGGTTTAAGATTTGTTTGTACTGGTATAGAAATGTTGAATAATAGAGTTGGACTGTTAGATTTAGAAGGATGGTCGTCAGAGGTATGTAAAGATTTGGGAAAACATGATGCAAATTTATCACGAATTTATAGAAAATATTGGAGACGTACAAGTTCAAGTAGTCCAGAGCTAGATATTGCAGCATCACTTGTTGCATCAATGGGAATGTATCATTTCAAGCAGAAAATGAACAAAAAAATATACGATAATCGCGGACCTCGAAAAACTTCTACTGTATCTAGATCAAAACAGATAGAAGAAGAAGAAGACGACGATGAAGAAGAAGCACCACCTTAGATGTCCAAAAACCCACAAACCGCAATTCCAGTTAGTATACCGGTCAAATGACCAAGTTGGAATGTCCCTACTTCTTCCGAGAATTGACTGTGTAGAGCAAGGTCAGCTGCTTCACCAACAAGAAGTGCAGCAACTAATGGCATACTGGTGGTTGGAATAGGAAGATTCGAAATGGGTGTAGCATTTTCGATTTTCGATTTCACATCTTCGGTCAAATCTACAACACGATCCGACAAGATTCTCAATACACATACAAATACAAATCCAAAAATACTTGATTTTAGGATTGCTTGAACTGATGTGTCACCAAGCATTTCTGACATATTTTCTTCACTTTCTTCGTATTCAATGTACTTGTCATAAATAGCTTTTGCACATACCAATAAAGCTAGAAGGCCAAGTACTTTTGTTATAGTCTCTTTCTCTGGCATCATTGAACTTCTGTAAGTTGATGTGCTTCCATATTTTTTGTTGAGTTTCGACCACAATTGATCAGCTTCCTGAGTCATTCGTTTTTAAATCTTGTATACAAATTTTTTTTCAACAGTCGTGTTTACGTTCAGTCAAAAAGTTTTTTTATTTGACTATTTTTAAAAGGATGGAAACACCAGCATCACTAATACCTTCACTTATGCCTTGTGAAAAGGAAAAGGTTTGTAAAACAAAGACAGAAAAATGCAAGGAAGAACGTTGTGATGAAAAATGCGAAGACGATTCTGAAAATATAGTCGTTGTTACAGAAAACGAAGAAGATGAAAGTAATATATCGGTAGAAGAACTCACTAGAAAATATTCTCTAAAGCAGTTGAGGGAAATGTGTAACACTCAAAATTTATCGAATGTTGGAAACAAAAAGGAATTGGCAGATCGTATATTTAGAAATACTGTAGATTTGAACGATTAAATGTTTAATTTCTACTAAAAAATATATTTTTTTTTCAAAAAGCAATGAGGTCTATTATTATTCAAAAATGGCCTGTTTGGTTGAAATCACAACTTTTATCTAATCACCCAATTTTCAAAGATAAAAAAGTTTATGAGATACAGAATGATGATTCGCTTATTTTATCAGATTCTGTACAATGCTTACCCGATTCGTTTCCAGATGATGTTGACATTCCTTCAAAAATGATAGCATTACAAAGCATGACAAATGTCATAAATAAAATACCAGAAGATATTGAAACTATTATATTGTTGAATGGGAAAACGTTGAATGGTAATATTTCGTCAAAAGATTTTGTATATTCTAGTTTAGATTTGAACATAGAATCACGAACAGATGTTCTGAAGCTATTCGAAATTTCTAGAATTACTGGAGATTTAAAACCAGAACATTTGACGGAAATAAAAGATGAGATGTCGGTTAGAAGAAGGTCGATTGAATCAGACGAAGACCAAGAAGATGAACCAAAATGGTTACAAGAAGCCGGAAAAAAAGCAGTAAATACAAGAAAAGTAGAACAAGAACAAGAACAAGAACAAGAACAAGAACAAGAACAAGAACAAGAACAAGAACAAGAACAAGAACAAAAAGAAGAACAAAAAGAAGAACAAGAAGAAGAACAAAAAGAAGAAGAACAAAGTGAGAATGAAAAGGAAGAAGAAACAGAATCTGAAATAGGTATATCGATAGGTGATGAAACCTTATCAAAAACAGAGAAACAGTTGGAAACAGATAATTCTTCCGTCCCGGTCATAGTGAAAAAACATACCAAAATTATATCACAAGATAATATTGTTATGGAACTATTAGGCTATTTGCCACCACAAGTTCTATCATCACTTGCACCACAACGTGTAATTGTTCCAATGGCTAATGGAAATGTTGTTATGATAAGTGGTACAAAGAAATTGGTACGAATAGGTCAATGGACATTGGATTTGGATTCATTTGATGAAAATGAACAATCTTATATAAGTAGCTCATCTCAAAAAAATACAAACAGCCATAAATATGATACACGAACCAAGACAAGTATTAGAAACGGTGGTATAAGTTCATCAAGATCAACAAGAGGAGCAATAAAGGCTGCTCATAGTCTAAAAAAATTACAATATTCAAGACGATAATTATTATAGTTTTAAAAATAAATGTTGACCGAGGGTGAGAAATTAGCTTTCATACCCATCACAATTTTATCATTTATATATTTTTTCAGGGATATATTGCGATTCAATCGTTTAAAAATTAAAAGTTGTACGAATATAAGGTTGACAATTCCACAAATAAAAGTGGGTCTTCTATGCTACCCGATATGGATTTTTCTAACTTGGACTGAAAATATTGCACAAAAAAGAAATGACTTTTTTGTAGTTGTTGTAATGAATATAGTTGGTACATATGTTGGATGGTGGACAACAATCGCAATATTCAATGATGGTTTTATGAGCAGTAGGCAACAAAAGGCTAGTCTGATACTTTCATTTTTACTGAGTGCTACATGGAGAATCACAAATATTCTAATATTTAATTAGTGAATTTGGATTTCAGAAACTTGTATTATTTTCATCGCAAGTTATGCAATTTTTTTCAGAGCTTATTTGGAATGAGTAATTATCAAATGAAGTATTCGTTTCATTATTTAGATTTTTGTAAAACACATATAATAAATATGTGGGAGGAAGCTGTGGACGATATAGGAAGAGTGTATTATTGGAATACAGAGACACATGAAACTTCTTGGGTAATACCACTAAAAATGAAAGATAAAACATTGGTAAAAACAGAAATGAGTGTCGAAAATGACAGTGTTAAATTAAGACTCATCAAATCTCAACCAAAAAACAAAATAGTTAATAGAATATGGAAGCAACTGGATGAAAAACAAAGAGAGTTTTATGAATTGGAAGAAATCTTTCGCAACAATATTGTTTCCAAAGTATTTAGTACGTCGGTATATTTAATTTTTACAAGTTATTTTAAGTATTGGAAGGATGTGGTGTACAATATAAAAATTGATGAGGCATGTTTAAAAACAATTTATACAACAAGGTGGAAAGAGTCTATTCGTTACAAAAATACATTTTGTGATACACTAAAGATGTTACATAAAGAAAATAAAGAATTATTATATAATCTAGTCGAAGCAAAAACAATGCTAGCACAAGAAAATTATGCCTTTTTAAAAAAGTAGGTATGTAAACTCATGGGATAACTTTATATTATAATAATGTATTATATCATCTACAAAATATTGTACTGAAAAGAAACTGGGATTTACGCTAATAATTAATGGACTTTCCACCCACAAATTATTATTTTGTACATTTTTTTTAGTGAAAAATCGATTTCTTTTTTTTGTACGTATATTCAATCCCCAACCATTTATATATCGATATTCTAAAAATATCATTATTTTTTTGTTCTTTAAAACGTAAATTTCTATTGGTTTTGCATTATTAATTTTTATTTTCACTGCATTTTGGAAGGCATGGTAAATCATTTTTGAAATCAAAAAGTAAGAATTGTCTAATTTTGTATGTAAAAGTATAAGAGTCCATATGTCAATATTCATTTTCTTTATAATTTATTTTTTAACACAAATTTACATTTAACATTGAATATTATCCTCCAGTGGAATATATTTCTTGTTTGTCAACAATTATCCATTTTTGTTCATAAATTTCATCTAATACATCTTTACTATCAAATGGTAATCGTTCGTCATCGTCTCCAACTTCATAGTATGTATCTTTAAATATAACTGTTATTACATGATATGAATTTTCATGTTGTCTAGACTTTAGTCTCCACAATTCACCAATAGAAATATCAGCATTTTGTATATTTACATCCTTTATTTCATGATTATTTTCAATTTTGTCCTCATCTTTTAGTTTTTGTATAATATCGTTTAAATAGTCTAATGCATTTCCATATTTCAACATTTTTCCAAATACATCTTGTGATTCAAAATCTGCACTAAGTTGTTTTTTCTTATTGTCACATGGGTGTATGAATGGGTAGAATTTTATTATTGTATCGGTAGCTTCTAATATTTTTGTTGGTACCATTATATGTGTTTCCGTATCCAAATCCTTAAATATCTGAGTGCTAATATCTTCGATTATATCTTCATCTGGGTCGTAAAGTATCTTAAGGTATACAACTTTATCTTTTTGTAACAAGTAAACTACATCAATTATATCAAGATCTAACGTATCCAAAATATCCGAATCATAACCATAAAGTGTAAGAAAGTTTTCCAATAAATGAAACGCTGCATATTGATAGCATATTTTATTTATATTTTTTGTTGCTGATCTACTATTTGGCGTGGGTGCTAAACGACTAAGTCTACCAGTACGACTAGATGTTTTCAATCGTTTGGCTAAAACAGCTCCATCAATTGCAGTTTCACTAAATATAGATTCTATTTCTTTATCTACCGGTTCAGATTCTGTTACTTTTATCTGTTCTTTATCTTTTCCTCTTATTTCCGTCTGGGATGAATCATTAGTTTCATTTCCTAAATTTAAACTGCTCCTGTAATGTGTAATTTCTAGTCTCATATTTTACCTTTATATAGACATTCAAAAAAAAGTAAGATTATGCCAAAGTTTATTAGTATAATTTATAGTAGTTGGTTTATTCCCAGAGACATAGAGTCTCAGTCCAGGGTTTTCTGGTTCAGATGAGATATGTAATAGAGTCTTATGAAGTACACAATAGATCTTTTGTATGTGGACATTGGTACCGCGAGAAGAAATATATTATGTTATACAATCAGTTTTATGCATGGTTTTCTTGATTTTATATATGGAAGTCAAACTAGAAAACCAGTGCAACACTCTTGGAAGCATTTTAAGAGAAAATTTAGAGAAAGAGTGTGATGGGGAATTCGCAACATGTGTTGTGCCAGAAATATCCAGTACATTTCTACTTGTTACAACGCCAAATCTTTCCGTTTTAAGAAAAGCATTACTAGAATGTAAAAATGATTTATCAAAACTAGAAAATGATCTTTTCAAAAAAAGTCAAAAACGAATCAGAAAATAATTTATATTACTTGATCAGATTAAGTATAAACGTCTCATTCATTATAAATGAAGATTGAAAACGACTTAAAGCTAGATTTTAATCAAGTGTTAATAAGACCTAAGAGATCAACACTTAATAGTCGGTCCGGGGTAAATCTGGAAAGAACATTCAAATTTAAATGGTCGACTTTAAGCTGGACTGGTATTCCCGTGATTGCATCTAATATGGATTGTGTTGGTACATTCGAAGTATATGATGTATTGTCAAAGCATAAAATGATAACAGCTTTTCATAAATTTTATAAAATAGAGGATTATAAAACTTTTAAAGAAACACGTGATGTTGATCCAAACTTTTTCGCGATTTCTACAGGTATAGGAAAAGAAGAATTAAAAAAGTTGGAAGATATTATGAATGTGATTGATTTTAATATCATATGTATCGATGTGGCAAACGGATATATTTCTACATTGGTTGATTTTTGCAAAACAGTAAGAGAAAAGTTTCCTGATAAAATTATAATCGCTGGGAATGTCGTAACTCGAGAAATAGTAGAAGAATTGATACTAAATGGAAAAGTAGATATTGTAAAAGTAGGTATTGGTCCTGGTAGTGCTTGTACAACAAGAATGAAAACAGGTGTTGGTATGCCACAATTATCTGCAATAATAGAGTGTTCCGATGCTGCACATGGTGTTGCTGGACATATAATAGGAGATGGTGGTATAACATGTCCCGGTGATATGTCAAAAGCATTCGGAGGAGGTGCTGATTTTGTCATGGTTGGTGGAGTGTTTGCCGGGCATGATGAAAATCCTGGTGAAATTACAGAAGTTGGTGGGAAATATTATAAAAAATTTTATGGAATGAGTTCAAAGCATGCAATGGAAAAGCATTATGGTTCTATGAATGATTACAGATCATCAGAAGGTAGATGTGTTGAAATACCTTTAAAAGGTAAATTAAATGATACTATTCTAGATTATTTGGGAGGTGTAAGAAGTACATGCACGTATATAAACGCACCAACAATAAAAGAGATTCCGAAATGTACAACATTTGTTTATGTTGCACAGCAACTGAATCATATGTTTGTTAGTTAAATATTCCTCATTGGATTTCTTAAAGTCTTGCCACTTTTTCTCCATAAAACGTTTTCATCTGTCACATATTTGGGTTGCGAAAATGAGAGATTATCATCGCTTTTCGAATCCGAATCTTTATAAAAATTTCGATTTTTATCTATTTTTGAGTTTTCTATAATTTTTTCCTTTTGACGCAGTGTGCGAAAAACTTCTTTTTGACCAGTTTTAGACGCACCTTCGAACCCCTTTGAATTTTTATTTTTGGGAACACAATAACGCTGTTTATTTTCACATATTCTGCTGCTTCTGCACTGTTTGGATGTTAAACATCCACAATGCTTGGTATCCTCTGCTTGATCTACAGCATTTCTTAGTCCAGTAAAAATAAATTCGTAATCTAAATTTCGTTTTGCATATCTCAGTATAGATAAACATATATTATAGCTTCGTTTGTTAACATCTCTTGTATGATATTTTTTATATGATTTTGAGTTATATTTTGAAGACACGCATTGATTTTTTCTCTTATTTTGTAGTGCAAGTTTCAAAAAATCCATAATTTCTTTGGATGTTTTGTCTTTAAATTTTTTCAAAAATTTAGAAACGGTCATGTTCCCATTTATACGTAGTGCTTTTTTCAATCGTTTATAAATATATTCACCTATACCATTAAATTCTATTAACAAAGATTTTTCATTTATTTTGTTTGTTTGGAACAAATCAAATACATAGTTATCCATTTTATAATTAAATCAGATTTTTTTTTGAGTTGTAATTTCATAATAAATGAAAATATGAATAAAACTATGTACGAGGGTGGTAAACATAGCGTTGATTCTAATAAAAGTTGCGGCTCATCTAATTATGAAAATAGTGATGAAAGTAGTGATGAAAGTAGTGATTCTGACTTTGATGAAAGTAATGTGAAAGAGGTATGTTCGATATGTTTGGATGAGATAAATGAAGAGGATAAATACCTACTAGAACAATGTAATCATGCATTCCATACAGATTGTATTGTACGTAATATACAACAAGGAAATATCGGGTGTCCGTGCTGTCGTCAACTTCCATTATTTATGACGAATGTAGAAGAATCATATGACCTTCGCGAAGATTTAATAGACGAATATAATGAACAAGAAAAAATGAAGTTTTACAAGAGAGCTTTAGAAATTGTAAAAAAGGGTAGACCAACAAAGCTATTAATAAAATATATAGGTGATTATACCAGATACTTTAATAAAAGCAAGGAGATAAACAAATACAATCATGAAATTAAAAAAAAACAAAAGGAAGTTGATAAGGAAATACGTGAAACATATAAAAAGGAAGAAAAAGAAGTGAATAAAATCTCAAAAAAGTATAACGAAATACGAAAAAAAATTAAAAAAAAACACAAGATTGGGCGGTTAAAAGATCCCAAGACCGAACTTGTAAATGAAAGTTTTCTAAAGGTTGTAGAATATGTTGGATATAGAGGTGTTGAGTACTAAATAAAAGACTTGATGATATAGTGATGCGTTAGGTTTACTATTAAAAAAAAAAAATCATAATTAAACTAAGGATACATGGCCAAGTGGTAAGGCAGACGACTGCAGATCGTCAGATCGCGTGTTCGAATCACGCTGTGTCCTATACGGGGGTATAATGTTAATGGTAGCATGCTCGCTTTGCAAGCGAGTCGTCAGAGATCGAAGCTCTGTGCCTCCAATATTTTTTTGGTTCATTGTGTTTGAATAATTTATGACAACTCAAAACATTTTAAACATTAAATATTTAACAAAAGATTCATATTATTTTTTCTACATATATATAAATAATATGTTGACAAAATTATCTGATATATCTGATGCTGTATCAAACACTGCAAAAAATAAAAATGTTAAAATAGTTCTTAAAGAGAAGCAACCACCTTCTATAAAAGTATCAGATAGAACAGTTACTATACTAAAAAAAGAAACTGCTAAAAAAATTTTCACTCCAAGAAATATTGCATTGATAACACTACTTTTAGGTGCTATTGGTGGATCAACCGCTGCAATTATAAGCGCAACAAGTGGTGTCATACAACAGGTATTTGAAAATACAACAGATACTTTGATATCATCATCAAATTTTTCACCTTTATTACCACCACCAAATAACCCTCCGCCGTTATCACCATCACCTTTGACACCCTCACCTTTATCACCACAATCACCTTCACCACCACCAACTCCACCTCCACCTTTATCACCTTCACCCTTATCACCTTCACCCTCACCTTCACCTTCACCTTCACCACCACCTTCACCACCACCTTCACCACTACCTTCACCATCACCACCGGCACCACTACCTTCATCACTACCTTCACCATCACCCGTATCACCGTCACCATCAGCACCACCGGTACCACCGTCATCACCGGCACCACCACCGGCACCACCACCACCGCCTCCACCGAATGGTCCT